GCCATCGACACATCCATCTATCCGGCCTCCGTCGTCAAAGCCTGGAAGGGCCAGCATCGAGGCATCGACATCGCCATGCCGGAAGGCACCCGCGTACCGTCGTTCGTGTCAGGCAGGGTCATTCAACAAGGCTGGGACGGAGGCTGGGGGAGAACACTCATCATCATGGATGCAAAAGGTGCGATCCATCGCCTCTCACATCTTTCCAAGGTCGCCGAGGGCCTGGAGGTTGGTTCCGAGATCGAGAAGGGCCAGGTCATTGGTTTCTCTGGGAACACGGGCAACTCCACAGGCCCACACATCGACTATCGCATCAAAGTGGACGGCGAGTACGTTGATCCCATGTCCTACCACTCCTAATGCCCATCTTCGATGATCCATCGGCCCCACAGGGAAAGAGCATCCCGCTCCAGAAGCCCGACATCGACCGCCTGAGATCGGCCGGCGACGAACATGCCTTCGCAAAAGCCTATCAGCTCGATCCAGGATTCCGACGTGCAGCAGATCACTATTTCAGCCCCATCGTCAGTGCTCAGCTCGATTCGTTCACCAAGAAGAAACTCCCGTCCTCACTTCTGAACCGCTATTACTACAACTCATGGGAGAAGGAAGGCACCGACGACCTCACCGCCACCATGGCACAGGATGCCTCCCAGCCTCCAGCAGTTGACCTAGGAAGCGAGATTGCCCCGCCAGAGGGTGGATATACCGAGGGAGACATTCGCTCGTCTGGAGTCGCTGGAAGACCTCTCAAGAGCATGTACAACTTCGCTCTTGGCTTGGCCCAAACAGCGAAGGGGATTGCGAAGGTTCCATTCACCCAACAGCCTGGAGGCATGAGCACCGGCCCGCTTGATGTTCTCGGCAACGTAGCCGACGCGGGTAGATCCATCGTCGAAGGTGTTGGACAGAAAGTAGCGGGCGCCACCGAGATGGGCCTGGACGCCGCAGGCATCACAACACCGCAACCCACGCTCGAAAAGGAAGCCTTGGGCGAGGCCATCACGACGTTCACGAAGAAGTATGGGTCTTTTGAGAACATCGTCCGAACATTGGCCACCAACCCCGCAGAAATCTTCAACGACATTGCGGTCTTCACGTCACCCAAGACCGCCCCCGCCACAGCTGAGGCTATCGCCACAAAGGCCCCCCTTGCCGCCGACGCCGTTCGAGCGGCCCTTCCCGACCTCAAGCCGAAGCTGCTGAAGATGAATGCACGGTGGGCAAACGTATCGGACGACGTTCTTGAAAGGGCCATACAGAATCCAGAGCGCATGGAAGAGGCCCTCACCATCGTTCGCAAGAACGCCGACAATCCGTACACGAGCATCGCCCAGGAGACGGGCGGAAAGCTGATGAAATACGACGACGATGCAAGGAACGCATTCAAGCAAGCCAAAGAAAATTTCGTCGCTGCAAACGAGGGTGGCACCTTTGATGTTTCCCAAGGAGTCGGACGCATGGCCGAGATTCTCAAGAAGGAGCACAACGTCGGCCTCAAGGTTTCGGAAGTCGGAGGAAAAGTAGGGCTCAAGGTCGAATTGAAGCCAGGCCCCGCTAACAAATTCACGAGCAAAGAGACCGACGCAATCCAAGAACTCGTGAACACCGTCGCCAACGCCAAGAACTTCACCGCCGACGATCTTCTCGACCTCGAAAAGACCTTTGACAAAGCGTACAACTCGGTCCGACTGACAGAACTGAAGCAGCCCAAAGAGTTTCATGCCATGGTTATGAAGCTCAAAGACGGCTTCGACGACGTAATGCGTGGCGGCAAGGGCCAGCAGCCATTACTCCCGCTTGAACTCCGAGACGCCTACGCTCAGCTCTCCAGCTCCAAGAAGCTCCTCCGCGAGTACGGTACACAACTCCTCCAGGGAGAAGGCGACCTTCGCCGCTTCAGCGACAACGCGGAAGGGTTCATTAAGTCCCTTAGTAACACCAACCGTGGCGTTCGTCGATCGTTCATCAAGAGACTGGACGAAGCCCTTGGCCTGAATCTCGGCGAGAGCGTGGACTTCCTGGAGGACGCCAAGCTCCTCTCGAAAGTCGATGCCCCAACCGCAGGGCGCCAGGGCGACATCGTGCGGTCGGTCTTGCTCCCTGCAATCACAGGCACCGTTGGTGCGGCGGTTGGTGGGGTCGTTGGCGGCTTACCAGGAGGGTTTGCGGGGCAGGCTGCCGGCACCGCGGCTGGGACGGTGATTCAGAAATCCTTGCAGTCCCCCAGTAAACTTGGCGACCGGGCAATTGAATATGGCAAAAAGCTCAAGAAGACTCCCCCCAAGCCAAAATGATCGACCATGACCCCGCCACCGTCGAGAAGGTTGTCACCTGGGGATTCCTCGCTGGATTCGGAGGGGCCGTCAAGTACGTTTCGACCGTCATTCGCGGAAGCCAGACTGTCAGCAAACGTCGTTTCATCTTCCTGCTTGCAGCCAACACGTTCATTTCGAGCTTCTGTGGACTGATGGGCGGGCTCCTCGCCGCCACCGCCACGACCGAACGACTGTGGACCTACATCTCCGCTGGCATCTTCGGCTACATCGGCACCCAAGCTCTCGACATGGTTCTCTTCGCCGTCAAGCGAAAGATCGAACCGAACGCCCACGTCTCTTCCATCTTCCCGGTTCCCTCTGACAACGATAATCAATGAGTTTTCTCCGTCAACTAGCACTGGCCCACCAAAAGCATGAAGGCTTCTTCGCCCCCGGCCAACACCCGCAGTTTCCAAATGGAACCGTTGCCTTCCTCAACAACAACCCAGGCAACCTTCGCTACACCGTCGGCCAGAGGGTCTACTACGGAGCTGTGCCCGGCCTTGGCAGCTTTTCAAAGTTCCCATCGTACGAGGTCGGCCTTCGGGCACTCATGGATGACATTCGGCTGAAAATCACCGGGCAAGCAGGATCAGTGAAGCGATACATGGACAAGCACCGCAAGGACTATCTCGACCTCGCGTTCCTCGACTACATCTCCATTTATGCCCCCGCAGAGGACAGGAATGACCCGCTGAACTACACAAAGTCACTTGTCAGTGACCTCCAAAAATTCAATGTTGCGGTCGATACGCCGCTCTTCCAGCTCGCCCGACTCATCCGAGGTGAGATCCCCGCAATCGACCAGCCGACGCAATACAAGCCCATCCCCCCTGAGATTCGCCTTCGCGGACTCTACCGGCGATTGGGAAACACAACAGACCCAGCCACCGTGGGCCTGATCAATTTCGTTATCAAGCGGCTCGAAGACCGCTTGCGTTCATAGTTTTACCCCCCCTCCCCCCTTCTTATATGGACATGTCGATTGCCGAATTCAGCGGCTACACCATCACCATGGCGACCGTCATCACTGCCATCACCGAAGCATTGAAGCAAGCGAAAAGAATTCCAGGGCTTGGCAAGCTGAAGTTCTTTCAGTGGTTATGCGATTCCGTCGCTCCCGGCCGAACGATGGCCATTCGCTGTTTCGTCGCCTTTCTCTGCGTCGGACTCAGCCTTCTCTCCGTCTGGTACAAGACTGGCATTCCGCCGACCTTCGACACGCAGACCCTTTTGCTCTCCTTCACGGTGTTCTTTGAGTCTACGGCGGCATATAGCCTCATGAAGAGCTAATTGCTCCTCTGCTCATCACAGGTCTATCCTCCTCATGCAACAGCGAAGGAGCTGCTGCATCGTCCCTTTCACACCATCGAGGAGGAGTATGAGCACATCCGCTTTGGTCGCCTACAACGGCGCACGCAAGGTGGACTTGGCGACACTTGAAGCTGTCCCCTGTCCGCCACCCACCGAGACGTACTTTCCCGTTCCACACCACCAGGTGTTTCGGGATTGCAAGTCTCTGCTGGAGCAAGCAAACTTCCGCGTTGAGAAGTACGAGCTTGCACTGTCCCGCCACGACGATCGCTTCTTTGGGACTCTGGATCTTTCCACGTCCGTGGCAACAGGCGTCAACCTTTGTGTCGGAATCAGGTCAGCCCAAGATCGGTCAATCCCGCTAGGGCTAGTGGCCGGCCATCGTGTGTTCGTATGTTCGAACATGGCCTTTCGGGCCGACCTGATCAACGTCCGCAGAAAGCACACGAGGAATGGGCAAATCCGATTTCATGAGGCCATCACCATGGCCATCCAGAATCTCGTGTCATTCCAAGAGGCCGAAGGGGAGAGGATCGGACGCCTTCAGAACACGGAAATCACCCAGGTGGTAGCCGAGTCGCTGATCCTCCGGGCCTACCGGAAGGAAATCATCAGCACACAGCTACTGCCCCGCGTCATCGCGGAATGGGAGAAACCGAGTTACGAAGAGTTCGAGCCTCGCACCTTGTGGAGCCTCTACAATGCTCACACGACAATTCTGGCCGACCGGCAAAAGACCAACCCGCAACAGTTTGCCCACCTCACGATTAGGCTGTCAGACCTGTTCTCTCAGGTCGCCACGCAAGAAGAGCCTGACTTTGCCATGGCAACGTAGCCACGGCAGGAAACGCTAGTCTCAACCAAGGAGTATCGCATGCGTCGATTCCAACGAAACGGTAATGGGGCAACCCAAGCCCCGCCCAAGCAGGAAAACAAGTCGAAGGTCGTTCACCGCCTGTACTACCGCGTCCGAGGGGGCACTCTCTCGGTCACGGTCTGGGAACGGGTCAACAAAGGCAAAAACGGTGACTTCGAGACGTACACGGTGACGTTGCAGCAGTCGTTCCAGTCCGGCGACAAGCGGGAGTGGACGAACTTCATCGCCGAGGACGCCATGCCAGCCGCTTCCATCGGTTTGGCCCAGGCGTACCAGTGGTTGGCGTCCCAGGCAGAGGAGCAAGGGGGCGAGGAACCTCAGCAGTAACGGGCAGGATGCCCGGTGAAGGGGCAGCCCCTCCTCGCAAGGGAGGGGCTTTTTTTCATTGCCCAGAATGTGAATTCGGTAAAGTTTGACAATCTTTTTGGAGTTGTTGTCCTTTTTCCGATTGAAAGGTTCGAAGTAGCGCCCCATCAATTTTCACCCCGCAAACAAAATAGTTCGGATTTGTCTCCTTAACAAACCATGAACAGGTTACTTTTTAGCGATGTTATAAACAGGGATGGCTACCGCGAAACAAGCGACAAGCGAAATAATGAAAGAAGTCCCAAAGGACATGTCTGCCGGGAACAGTGGCAAAAAAGCCGTACCTATAAAGACAACGAACCCCACGAGAAACGCCCAACTTATTGCCTTATTGTCAGCAACTGCCATGGACATCATCGTATCACAGGTGCTCGGAAAAATCTTCAGTGCTTTTTGTGCTTCTTCGGTTTCGGTAACTGTGTCTGCATTGCCGCTCTCAGAGCATCTTTCGGAGTGAGAGGCCATAGGGAAATGGGCTTCAGTTCTTTCTTTCGGCGATTATTACTATCTGGAGGCATCGAAGGGCAGTATACTCTATGGATACGGCGTGTTACAATCGGGGCGCATAGATCCCCTCGGAGGTGACTCGTCAGTCCAATCGTTGCTAGCGGAAAGGTTACTCGTTAACAGCGAGGCCTTTCCCGATTGCTAACTCTCCGAGGGGATCAATACGTCCTTTGAAAGAGCGGGAAATGTTCTCCTACCGGAGAACGTAGTACGACTTATTCTTGCCCACTTTCCACGGGCAGCGATCCTTTTTCCTTTCTATCTGCGAAAGCATCCAGTCTTTCATAGTAATTGGTTTTAGGCCGAGTTGTTTTGCCAGATAGTTAAAATGGAGTTCCCCGGCGGCAGCGCTGAGCATCTCGGTTACTTTTTTCGTTCGCTCTTTTCCCATCTGCTTCCAACTATTTTTCGGTTGATAAATCTTAGGACTGTTTTCTTGTATTCCTTCGCTTTCCTCGATCTCAGCAGCGATAACTAGTGCTTGTACAGCCCTTTCCAGTTCATCGAACTTTCCTTTCGCATCGTCGCGCTGCTTAATCTTGACTTGTAGAAGCCGTTTGTTTACGCTGGTCATGGAAACTTGGGGTAGGAATGAAAGAGTCGTCTTGCAAGGACTACTCGATCATAGACCGCCCCATTTCCTTATGCAAGGACTTTTTCAAAATCCCATTATGATGATGGGTTTTTCCGAAACTCCATCATCCGGCAATCATATCTCGATAGGTTAGCCTCTTTCCGCTGGTTTGAAGTAAGGCAGCCAACGCCCTCTCACTGTCACTCTCTTTTCTGTGTGACCATCGGAAGGCGAACTCTTCACAGTAGCGGGGCAAGTGTCGCTTAGAAATGTGGTGGAACGTTCCGTGTACGCCCCTCTTTAATAGGGCGAAGTATGATTCAACTGAGTTCGTGTTTACATCCCCGCGGGCGTATTCCTTGCGGCCATGGTTCACGGTTTCATGTCCTCCCTCAAACTCTTTCCCGATCCCGCCGTAAGAGGGTAGTTCATCGGTGAGGATTCTTGCACTGCTCTCCACGTTTTCTCTGATCGCAGTTTTCAATGTTTTCCCGCTCACCCGTTCTACGGGGAAAGAATTTGCAGAACCATCACGGGACACTAGAGCGAGGACAGGAGTTTTCTTTGTCCCGCGTCCTCTCTTGCTCACTCCTTTTATCCTCGGCTTTCCGCCTATGTACGTTTCATCCACTTCCACGGTTCCTTTCAGAAGTGTTGCCATCGGGCCTTCTGTCATTGCATAGCGGATACGGTGCGCCATGTGCCATGCAGACTCGTACGATTCCAGTTTAAGGTTCCTCTGTAACTGCAATGCGGAAATTCCTTTCTTAGAACTGCACAGCATGTGGAAGGCAATGACCCACTTTTTGAGCGGAATGTGGGAACGATGGAAAATAGTGTTCACCGTGACCGTGAATTGCTTCCGGCAATCTTTGCACTTGTACACTCCGGCGCGGGTGGCCTTCCCGTTCAAGTACGTTACCTTCTTCGATTCACAGTGAGGGCAGACAGCACCGTCCGGCCACCGGACACTTTCAAGGTAGGTACGGGCTTCCTCTTCTGTCATTTCCCAGAGTTCGGTGAGGTGTGGAGTAGTCATGCCCTGAGACTACCCCCCTCGCCGTGGTTTGTAAAGGGGATAATTCCGAAAAGAAAAGAGTCATCACCGTCCGCGGAGTGGTGAACGGCGATCTTTGCCTCGATCACTTCCACGCCCTGCTGAGCCAGAAGAACGATCCAGAAACGGAGTCTAGGAGCACCCATGCAACCCAAGAATGATTGGCCCGACCTTCCTGAACGGCTCGACCGCATCGAGCAAATGCTCGCCACCTTGATCCAGGAAAAGACGGTCAAGGCGATGTATAGTACCGCTGAGATTGCCGAGATAATTGGTAAGGCCGAGTACACCGTGCGGGAGTATTGCCGCTTGGGGAGGGTAAAAGCTATAAAGAAAGCTTGCGGACGCGGGAAGGGCGGGGAGTGGCTCATCAGCCACGAGGAGCTACAACGGCTCCGCAGTTACGGCCCATCCTAGCGTGTCTTTCTTCCGCCAAATTTCCGCCAGCATTGCCCCTTTCGTCTCCCTGTGCCTACAATGTGATTGCAATGGGCTCTTGATGGAAAGAGCCCTCATTCCAATCACTTGTAGGAAACATCCCTGTAGATACCCTGAAAGAGAAGTGGACAGGCTTTAGGTTGAGGGCCTGGTTGTAGCAATACAGTGCAGGTTCAAGTCCTGTCTCCGGCACTCGCTTCTTTTCAAGGGTTTACGGCATAGAATGCTGTAAGCCCTTTTCTCTTGGAAGACGGGTTTTCCGCCAATCTTCCGCCAGTAGGGAATCTACAGGGCGTTTCCGAAAGGAGACTCCTATGGCCGGTATTCGCAGGAAAGGCGAGGCTTTCTACTGCACGTTCCGCTTTCAGGGACGTAGACACTACTTCACCGTTGGGGACGTGACCGAAGCCCAAGCCCTCGCGAAGGGGACTGAAGTTGACGAAACGCTGGCCCTGATCGAGCGTGGGCGCCTGACCGTTCCCGATGGCGTCAGCCTGGAGGATTTTGTCGCGAGTGGCGGCAAAGCCCCCGTCGTTTCCGCCAGGCCTGAGACGATCACCGCCCGGCAGCTGGTGGATCACTATTTACAAACCCACGCCAATGGCACGATCGAGGAAAGCTCCCTCGGCACCGCCCGTACGCACCTGAACCACTGCGTCGAAAGCCTGGGAGAACGATTCCGCATTCAAACCCTCACCCTCCTGCACTTGCAGGAGCATGTTGACCGACGCCGCAAGAAAGTGTCCGCTGTGACCCTCAAGAAAGAAATGGCGAGCATCCGGGCTTGCTGGAACTGGGGGGTGCATGCCGGCGTTCTCAAGGGCACTTTTCCGGGAAAGGGCCTTCGCTTCCCGAAGGAGGATGAAAAGGAACCGTTTCGCACATTCGCTGAAATTGAATCCGCTCCCGAACCGCTTTGGGAATCGCTGTACCTGACTCGTGCCGAGATGGAAGAATTCCTGCTCTACGTTCAGGGAAACGGAACGCTGCCCTGGGTGTACCCGATGGTTGCCTTTGCCGCGTATACAGGCGCCCGTCGAAGCGAAATGCTCCGCTGTCTGGTCGGCGACGTGGACTTGAAAGCAGGTGTCCTGACGATCCGCGAGAAGAAAAGGGTTCGCGGAAAGACCTCGTCTCGCACCGCTCCAATCACCCCGAAACTCGCCGAGGCCCTCCGTCTTTGGTTCGCTGTTCGGCCAGACAGCCCTTTCTTGTTCTGCCAAGGGCACGTCTCCCGCAGCAAGACGAAGCGGGAAACCCCAGCCGCGGTCACCAAAGACGAAGCCCATGACCATTTCCGACGAACAGTGGCCGACTCGAAATGGTCTGTCCTCCGCGGCTTCCACGTCCTACGCCATTCGTTTATCTCCGCCCTGGCAAGCGAGGGAGTAGATCAGAGGGTGATTGATGAAATCGTCGGGCATCAGTCCGAGCAACAACGCCGCCGCTACCGTCACCTGTACCCGACAGTCATGAAGGAGGCCATCACGCGGGTTTTTGGATAGTTGCCGTGGAATCCGGGCAAGCAAATAAAATGCCCGGATGAGCTTCATCCGCGAACTTCTGAGGGACTACTTCCGGTGGGTCGGACGCAGCCGAAGCGCCCAGCAGCTCGGCCATAGAACCGGGGTGGGGATCATCGTCCTTTGTCTTGCTTTGGCGCCCTTCTGGCTTGTGGCGTGGCTGATTGTCTGGTTTGCCGGGTGGTAGGAGACTTGGATCACGAAGCCTTCGCTCGCCGGCGAATCTCAGCTTTGAGTGCCATGGCTTCGTCCATTTGCTCCTTCGTTTTGTCTCGGTCGAGAATCTGACGGAGTTCGTACTCCCTGGCGTAAAGAGCGTCGTCGCCAACTTTTTCAATCATCGAGCCTGGCGTTTCCACCCGCGTCACTTCCCGCTTGACCGCCTTCCCATTGGCCGAATCCACCTGATCGCAGACCGCAACCCGGACGCCTTCCTTGAGGAGTTTGTGCAGATAGGTCTCAAGCTGATGGTGCGGGAAGCCCGCCATGTCGATCGTCTTGTCCCTGCTGGTGAGTGTGAGCCCCAAGATCCTGGCACCGCTCCTCGCGTCGGAATCAAAAAGTTCGTAGAAGTCCCCGACCCGGAATAGCAAAAGCATGTCCTTGTGCCGTTCCTTGGCTTCTTTCCATTGCTGCATCAGCGGAGTCGCTTGTTTGTTTACATTCGGAGTGTTTGGCGCAACAAACTCCTTCTTTTTGTTTCTCGGCTTCTTGTTCGGTTTCGGCGGCGGTTCGGCAGGCGCTTCCTTCTTCACGTAGTCAGGATGCTCGGGTGGTGGTCCAAGGAGTTGCCAGCAGAGATGACGCGCTTCGGTCTTCAAGCGGACCCACGTGTCATTCACTTGGACCAGGTCATCCGCCGCCTTCACCATCAGTTCTCTGCCGAAGCGTTGCTCTAGCGGCTTGATCTTCTCGCGAATGTCTTCGATGGAAATGCCGGTGTAGCTGACTGTCCTAGCTAACTCCATGTACGCGTCTTTCGTGTAAAGCTTCTGCCAGAGCGGAACCTTGTCGGCCTTGCCGTTGCTTTCCGCCCCTTTCTGGCGTTCCATCGGCGAGGAGTATACTCCTTCCATGATCGAGGAGACGGACGCCCTGATCGTCTGGCTTGAGACTCACGAAGAATGCCCGACTGACGTGAAAAGAATCATGCTCGACACTGTCCGCAGAAACCTTCTTTACCTTTCGGATGCCGAGGTGCTCCGCTACCAGCGTTTGCTCCATGGGACTCAGGCCGCAGCTTGAATCGGCAGTGATCTACGAAGAGTTCTACAGGATTCTGGTCGAAAAAGCGGATGAGCGAGTGAACGCGATCGGAGCCGACTACGACAAGCGAAAGGAAAGGACGGAGGACCGCAAGGCGATCTTCACCCTTCAGGCCGAATGCAAATATCGAGTTGAGCAGGAGTGTGTGAAGCTGAACGAGGCAATCAAGAATCTGCAATGGTGGTTGGCGGAGCGATACGATCGCTACACTATCGCCGCAGCAAGTCCAGAAGCTGCCGGCGTTGCTCCGCAGTGATTTCACCGCCGGCGAACCATTCGTCGATCGTTTCTTCCGAGGCTTGGATCAAGCCGGTTTTCGTGTCGCTGTCGGGCATGGAGGCGACGCGCATGACCTGGGGGATCGTGGCTTGGAAGAGTTCAGTGGGGCTTGCCATTGAGCGGAGGGGAATCGGGGAGCTTGAGCGTGTCGGGGAGTTCCTTCGGGAAGATCGGAATGCCGTTCGGATCGTGGTATTCGTCGATCGCGAGCAGGTGATTGAAATACTCGTGTTTGGCCTTATCCAAGGGCTCTGCGACGATTTCGTAACCGCACTTGTGGCGAGTCCCGGTCCGGACCACCGCCCATTTCTCGACAGGCCCCAGCTCGTCGAATTGGCCGGCGTCGTTGTAGATCCACGCTTCTTCGTTGGCTTGCACGCAAGCTGATTCGTATATCGCGGAGCTGGTCTTCCAGTTGACCGACGTGTGGACTCCGTTGAAGTCGCCCCGCCAGTCGATGCAGGTAGCGACCTTGCGCCGCGTGTCCACGATGGGCTGTTCAATCGCGAAGGTGTCGAGCAGGTGATCCTTGAAAAACTGGACCCAGGTGCAGAGGTGGTTCCATTCTTCGTCCGTGAACTGCCGGCGCCGGATCGTCTTGCCGTCGAGCAGATCCCCGATGCTCAAGTGGACCCGCGTCCCGCGTTTGCCGGCTTTCGAGAGGTTCTCCCGATACTGGTCGTACCCCCCCTGGTTCGCGACGTACCGCATCAGGCCTTCGTCCATCGGCATGTTCTTGAGGATCGTCGTGAGGCCCTTGCACCAGGTCAGGGTCGGAAGATGAAGATAGCGATGGGCGCCACTGATGTTGTAGCGGAGGAGATCGTCGGAGAGCTGCACGAAGCCATCGGGAACTTCGACACCGCCATCGGGCAGCACATTCAGCTTGGGCCGGTGTCCGTTCCTGGCTTCCAGACCGGGCATTGCCCTATTGTACCTGATCGACCCAATTGTGCTTTTCAATGATTCTCAAGAATGGCTCTCGCGTTTGTTCCTTGATTTCCCATTCCATTTCCTGAAATGTTTTCCCTTCAAGGGCCGCCTTCTTCCAGAGTTTTTGCTGCTCTTCATTCGCCGCAACGAGGTCTTCGGCGAGCGTCACGCCAATTGGAGGGAGAGAGACTTCAGGGCTTTCTTGCAGAGATTCTGTACCCTCGCTCGGCAGCAGTGCAATTCTTCGGCGACCTGATCGTATGTATGTCCTTCGAAGTAGTACGAAGTGATGGCCGCTCGCTCATCGCTTGGAAGTGCATCAACCTGTGTATGCAAGTGCGATGCCTCATCTTGTGCAGCCGTTTCTTCATCGGGCGACAAGTGCCGGTCTTCGATGAAGCTTTTCTCGTCACCTTCCCCGGCATCTTCCTGTACGGCGACATGCCTCTCCAGCGCCGTCTTGAGGCAACGACGTGTCTTTTCCGGCAGGTTCAAGTAATCGCAGGCTTCGTCAAAAGATGGTTCTTGCAGGATGCGGACGGCATTGTTGTATTTGCGAACGAGAGTTTGAACCCATTCCGGCTTGCGGGTCGTCTCACTCTCGCCATGCAAGGCCCGGCCGATGCTCTGCCGAATCCACGGACCCGCATACGTCGTGAAGCGCGTATTGAATTCAGGCTTGAAGCCGTCGATGGCGTGGAATAGGCCGAGGTTTCCTTCCTCGACAAGATCATCCATGTCCAGTCCGAAGCCGACGAACCGCTTTGCGATATGGACGACGAGGCGGAGGTTCGCTTCGATCAACGCGTTTCGTGAGTCGATGTTCCCTTCCTGGGCTTCGTTGACCAGCTTTCGTTCTTGCTCCGGGGTGAGTAGCTCGAATTGTCCGATGGCCTCAAGATAGGTTTCGAGGTTCCCCATCTCGCAAGACGCTACACCGATCTGTGTTTCTGTCCATCAAACCGTCTTGCGAATCCTGGAAATCGGTACGTGGGCAAATGAAAGGATTGTCGGCTTTCGGACCACCGGCGCAGCTGCAATGTCGCAAGCAACGAACGCAGACCGTGCAATATTCTTCGTCGCAGCCGCACGGCTGGAAACTGTGGTCAAGTCTGTCATCGCAGCAGGAGCAGAGGATCATCATGCACCGGCGAGCTTATCGAGGGCAGCTTTTCCCTGCTTCGAGATAAAAACGAAGTTCTGAGGAGGAACAAGTCCGAATGCACTGGCAAGTTTCTCGGCACTTACCGGGGCAGAAAAAGGTTCGAACTTGCCGAGTCGAAAAACGCCGAGTTCATCCTTGCCCCGAGCATATTCGCGGAGGACATCGGCCTTGATTTTGCCTTTGTCGGCAAGCTTGAATGCCGCTTCGACAGGCATCCGCTGGTACGCCGTAACCTTCGCCCTGCCGATCAAAGCGGACACCGGTGCGCCGACGTAGGCGTAGAGGTAGCCCAACTCCCGATCAACCGGACCCTTCCTGCGAAAGACCGCAGAAACGCGATTGTCCGTTAGCGGTTGTTCCCACTCGGACGTAAAGGCCAAAATGAGCGACGGAGTGTCGCGGTCGTCTTTCGCTGCCTTTAGCTTGTTCATCGAAACTCCCGATTTATCGTCGAATTGAAACTATATCCTTGAAACAAGCGCCAGTCCACGAAAGAATAGCAGGATTGTACCTGCTCCGGCTGAGGTCGATCTGGGGAGAACGGCCCTCGGTTGGAGCGTGGAACCAGCAAAGGCTCCGGCACAATCCCGCTAGGGGACAGCGTACCTCTTGCGTCCGTGCCGGACAAACGGTGCGGAATGCAGCTCCAGACCACGATCAACAGAACGAACGTTGTCATCGACCTTCCTGGAGTGACACAGGGTGATTGGGACACTGTTGGAAATTTCTTCAATCAAGCCCTGGCACGCACGGCGGTGAAGAACCGCGACGCGATCAGAGACGCGTTCTTGACGATTCTCGCTGCTTGCCCCACGGCAAACGCGAGTGACTTGTGGCACCACGTCGTCATGCGCCGGTACATTGAGATCTTTCCGCAGCATCGCAACCAAGATGCCGGGCAAAGCTGGAAACGAGCGTCGGGCGAAGCGCTGGAGATCGCCGTCGAGGCGATCTACGATCCAATACTCACCAAAGAAGGCATTCAAATCACGATGCTTCTGGGGAAGCCAAAAAAACTTGCCGCATTAAACGAGATGGGAATCCAAAATGTCGTCGGATCGGACAAGCTGGACGTTGGGCTATATCTTCTGGATACCGGCGAACTTTTCGGCGGCATTCACGTGAAAGCAAGTCTCGCCGAGCGCGTGTCTGATGACGTGCCATGTAGCCGAGCAATGATGCAGAACGGTTATTTCTCGCCAATGTGGACCCTGGACGTGAAGTCCTTCCCGCCGCCCGGCGACCTGGTGAACCGTGGTGAACTTGGGAGCCCAAAAATCCCGAGCCAAAAGCGAGGCTACGTCGAGATCCACGGTGATTTCGACAATCTATACAGCGGTAATGGCCGGTCGGCGCCGAGTGGTCCGACAACGAAATCAGGGAAGAAAGTGGTCCGGATACAGTTGTCGCAGCAGCCGGACCTCTTTGCAAAAGAGATCATTGCACGCGCCCAAATGTGGCGGCAGAAAAAGAAGGCCGCTAACCCACCCCCGCCGCGTCAAACAAATTAAGGTCGGTGTCTGCCTTCTTGTCGGTGGCTTTTCGCAGAATCTTGTTGGATTCCGTGACAAGATCAGGATCAATCTCGAATCCGAGATACGTGCATCCGAGCGAAATTGAGGCAAGGCCGGTCGTGCCAGAACCGGAGAACGGGTCGAGCACGAGAACTTCCTTACCGCATTTGCCGTAGGCTTTGATACACCGACGAGGAAGCTCGGTCGGAAATCTCGAATAGTGACGAACGCCATTCAGCCCTTCGTTGGCAAACTCCCAGATGGTCTTGACGGGGGGACTGACGCTGAAGGCATGGCGCTCTGATTTGGCGAAAAGGTAAATGGACTCATGGCCCCGGTGAGGGCGGCGGCATTTGCCCTCTGGCATGGGGTTTTTCTTTTTCCAGATCACTTCGCTCCGGAACAGATAACCGCCATCGCACAACGCCAAGACGAGACGATAGGGCAACGCGAGGAGGTTGCCGTACTGTAGCCATGAGGCTTCTTTGTCGATGAACTGCCGACGCTTCATACGGGGCTTCGTGTAAGCGGCGTTGTCCTTGTGGAAACCCTTGCGATCCGGGCCAAGCGAGCTGTATTGCCAGTCGTCCCGCCCCCAGTTTACCGGTGTGTTGTACGAGTCACCGATGTTGATCCACAGAAGGCCTTCCGGCTTCAGGACCCGCTTCATTGCCAGAAATCGCTTCGTCAATTCATCGACATAATGACGCGGATCTTCCTCTACGCCGACGCCCTGCGAAAGGCGTTGACCCCAGTACGGCGGACTGGTGATGATTAGGTCGATGGAATCGTCAGGCAACTTTTCGGAAAGGACCAGACAATCGCCAGCAAGCACCTTGCTGGTATGCAAATCTTCAAGAACCTTCACCTTTGCTCCTTCACGGCAGGTTCTCCCCAGAATCGACTTGCCGTCATTATCGGGGCCGCCTGTACATCTTTCAAGGTGCGTTGCGGGAATGTGCCCTGCCTTCCTGCCGGCGACGCCGAAGCGACTCAATACCCCGGCAATACGCCCGAAGCTCGTTCTGTCGTTCTTCCGGGAGCTGGGATACCCACGGGCAGTGCTCCCGAAGAGCTGCGAAGAAGAACAGGCCCGTGTTCGTTGCGGCGAGGGGGTACTTTTCAATGAGGGTCTCGACTTCGTTTGTGCGTTTGCCAGTGAAGACCGTTCCGCCGAAGATGTTTGTTTGGAGCTGGGTCATAGACGAGCATCACTAAATGTGTCTTCCGTGGAAGCGTTTGCGGAGTTCCTCCGTCCATTGTGCTCTGAACTTCTGCCCTTCGAGCCGAGGCTTCGTTGCCTCCTCAGAAAGAGCGTCCAGAAGCAATTCTTGAAACGTCCGCACGCCCACCGCGAAGTCAAAGAACTTGCCGCTGCCAGCGAAGGCTTTTAGAGCCTCCTCCTTCGTGTACACATCCTTCATCCTGGGATGGGTATAGCAGCGGAAGTCGCCTTCACCTGGCTTGGGGCATTCACAGAAGTCCCGATTCGATGGGCACTTTTCATTATCGCAGCTCGCACATCCCTTTCCCGCGTCCCAGCACTTTCTACAGAACCCCTTGCTATCGACATATCCTTCATGCTCGCATTGCCCCTGAATCTGGTGCATCCCGTCTTTACGAGGATTCTTACAATGGCACCATGCGATTGAATCTAGCCACGGAACATTTTCCTTCTCACACACAGCCTTCAAGAACTCGGCACGCTTGAGGAGGCGGGAGGATTCGGAGTCCTTGAGATACTTGCATCCACAGTAATCAATCAACTCATCCGAAGAGATGATTTCGTGCATTCCCGAGTCATCATCAAATCCAAGGAAGTATCCCATTCGCAAGGACAGACCAACTGCCATCATGTCGCAGTTCTTGTCACAAAGCCCTGTCAACTTTTCCCTCTCGAAGTCGGCGTAGGGTTGCCACGGTTCTTCAGAGCTACAATTAAATCCGTCAGAATCATCGAACCATCCAATCTCTCCTGCTCTCGGGCCTTTGATGGCAATATAAGGTTCTGCAATCATAGGGGATTGATGTAGGCGAATTCGCCGAATGCGGCCTTTGCAGCGTTGTTGTAGGCCAGTGCGGCTTCTGCTGCGGTTTCAAAGTATCCAATTGTCTGCTGTATGCGAGATATCGTGATCCTCGCACGATAGGGCTTTCCCGGACGATGGGTGGAATGAACACCTCGATACCCAGTCTTATTCCTGCGGCTTAGGCTGGCATTGGCGACATTCTGTTGCTGATTGGCCTTTCGCAGGTTGCATCGGCGGTTGTCCCTTTTGTCGCGGTTTTGATGATCAATCCCTCGTCCTATCAGGAGGTTATGCATCCTGACGGTCTTCCCGTTGATGCGGGCAGACACATAGCCGTCAGACCCTAGACACCAAGTGTACTGAGACAGGATTGGGCAATCGGCTGCGTCGCAGAGTGCGAGTTGCCCGTTTTGGAGCGGGATGCCTGCAATGTATGATTCGCAAATCATCGTCAGGACACAAGGAAGTCCAGCCCCTACACAACTCTCCTAGCGTCCGGAGGCAGCTCCATCGCCTTCAGGGCCTCAATGCCCAGGCGGACAGCCTCCAGCATTCTGATGGCCGTTTCTGGCTCCGTGGGGGCCATTGCTGAAGCAGGGCTATTCATCGCCCTCCTTGGAATCAGGTATCTCCACAATCGCTACTTCGAGCGTCAGGAACATCGCAGCTACCGACGCAGCATTCTCCAGGGCACACCTTGCCACCTTCTTCGGATCAATCACCATCGCCTTCGTCAGATCTTCGTACTCTCCCGTCATGGCGTTGTACCCGTTCGTTCCCTTCAGACCCTTCACCTTCTCAACCACGACCTTCCCTTCCACGCCGGCGTTATCAGCGATATGGCGAGCGGGCGCCGAGAGAGCCCCTCGCACAATGTCGATTCCGATTTGCTCGTCGTCGTTCTCTGCGTCCACTTCATCGAGAACCACGATGGCCCGGATGTACGCAGTCCCCCCGCCAGGCACGATCCCTTCCTCCGCCGCGGCCCGTGTCGCCGACAAAGCGTCTTCCACCCGGTGCTGTTTTTCCTTCTGCTCAACTTCGGTTGCCGCCCCCACTTTCACGACTGCGACGCCCCCACACAACTTGGCAAGCCGTTCCTGAAGCTTCTCCTTGTCGAAGTCATTGGTCGATTGGGTGAGGCGGATCTTGATTTCATTGACCCTTGCCTCGACATCGTCCTTCTTACCGGCTCCCCCGACGATGAGAGTTGAATCTTTCGTGACGATGACCTTCCGGGCTTTGCCGAGGTTTTCAATCGTGACGCTTTCGAGCTTCATTCCAAGTTCGTCGGAGACGTAGGTACCACCCGTCAGAGCAGCAATGTCTTTGAGCATTTCTTTCTTTCGCTCGCCGAAAGCAGGGGCCTTCACCGCCACCGATTGGAACTTCCCCTGGACTCGGTTGATTACGAGCAGGGCCAGGGCTTGCCCTTCCACGTTGTCCGCGATGATGACAAGCTCTCGCTTGTTTTTCTCTCCGAGCAACTTCATGAGCGGGAGAAGTTGATCGAGCGATCCGATCTTTTGATCCGTGATGAGCAGATGGACATTTTCCAGGATCGTTTCCATCCGCGTCGCATCCGTCACCATGTACGGAGACAGCCACCCGCTCTCGAATTGCATTCCTTCGACGTACTCTTTCTCCAGGCCCAGGGTATTGCCGGCTTCGACCGTCACCACTCCGTCTTTCCCGACCTGATCGATGACTTCCGCAATCATTTCCCCGATTTCAGAATCTTGAGCTGAGATTGTGGCGACCGCCGCATACTCCTCTTTCTTGCTTACCGCTTTCGCCTGAGTCGTCAGGTGTTCCTTCACCGCAGCCACAGCCTTGATGATTCCGTTCTTGATCGAGATTGCATTCTTCCCCGATCCCAAGTGCTTCATGCCTTCTTCCATCATGGCGTGAGCGAGAACTGTTGCCGTCGTTGTTCCATCGCCCGCGGCATCGTTCGTCTTCGTTGCCGCTTCTTTCACGAGCTGGGCGCCCATGTTCTCGAATGGCTCCGGCAGTTCCACCTCCTTGGCGACCGTCACGCCGTCTTTCGTGACCGTGGGGCCTCCGAATCGTTTGGCGATAATGGCATTGCGACCGAGCGGGCCGAGCGTTGCAGCGACAGCTTTGTCGAGCTTGGTCACACCTTTGAAAACTGCTTCACGAGCCTCAGAACCGAAAAGTAGGAGTCGAGCGGGCATGGGAGTATGGGGGGAGGAGATTAGTTAACAAGACCAAGGATGACATCCATGTTGACGATTCGCACGGTCACATCTTTGCCGGAACCATCCTTCACTTTTACGTCATCGCCGGCGTAGCGGCTAAAAAGCACCTTGTCACCGACGACCAGGAAGTCGCTGGGATTCACGCAGTCCTTCCCGATGCCGCCCTTTCCAAGTGCGACGACCGTACCTTGCTGCGGCTTCTCCCCCTTCGCGGTATCCGGAATAATGATGCCCCCCGCCGTTTCCTGTTCTTTTTCCACGGGCAGAAGGACGACACGAGCACCGAGCGGCCCAATCGACGGAGTCAACTTGATAACGACAGGACACATACGAGAAGTTGGAAAGAATTAGAGACCGAAGAAAGAAAAGACAGCCATCGTGCCAAAGAGGATCATCGGGCCGACGAAGAGATTACCGATTCTCGGTTTCATGGGGCGGGGTGTAGGCTGAATAATCCTTGTGCAGGAGCATTTTCACGAGGTTTGGTAGATCGAGACCATGCACGGCCTTCGCGTGTTGCTCATACGATGCCCGAAGAGCGTCCGGCAGCGTCACTTGAAGGCGGAAAGCTGTCATCGAGTGCAAGGTACTCTGAAATGAGTACCTCTTGCAACCAATCGTGCTTGACGTACACAAAAAAAGCCCCCTCGTAATGAGGAGGCTTTCAAACATCGTTTCAGTTCCAGTTGCTCGACACCTTGCCGCAGAGATGGGCCTGAGCCTTTTTCACGTTCGTCGATTGCTTCACGTACGCCCGGTACTTGTACTGTGCGAGCAGATCGAACTCCTTCTTGCGGTTCAGCTCGTCTTGAATGCTGAGATCCAAAGCGAACTCCTGAAGGAACTGGTGATAAGACATTGTGCGATCGAGCCGGAGCCCATCGCAGAGTGTGGACGAGGTAACGACGTTTCCGAGAAGTGCCATTGAGGCCAAAAGAGATGGGATCATAGAGTAGGGAGGGAAAGAGGAATGGATAGAAGATAAAGCTAGTTGATAAAGGTTTCAAGAGCCGCAACGACGCGAGCGAGCCTCGCATATTCATCGACGGCGTTCTGGTAGGTTGTGAGCATCCCAATGTGCGAGGGTTTGTACACGCCATTGAGCCAGTCTTTGATCGTGCTCCGGGGCATTCGCAGGAGGGTTGCTAGTGCCTCCGTGGAGCACCCCGTTTGGATTTTGAGCTGTTTTAGCTCTTCGAGGAAGGTACGTGCGTTTTCTGCCGGCGTTTTCAGGTTCGAAACATCCATGAGGGAAGGAGAAGGGATAAAGGCTAGAGAATCTTCACCATACGAGGCCCGCCACTCGTCGTAAGGATCGTCTTCAATCCTTCCATGCCGATCCCCGTCCAGATGTCGAGGCGGTTGCCCTGGATGGCGCCACCGTGATCGTGGCAAGTGACGATACCGATCCCCTCAACATCGAACCGTGTTCCGAAGGGATACTGAGGAGGACAGGCGGCAACCTTGCTTGCATCGGCAGCGGAGTACCGCTTGTTCGGGTCGGCAGGTGCCAGGCAATCACCCTGGCAGTTCACCTTGAAGTCTGCCTCATAACTGTCCCGGTAGTACCGCTCTTGCCCACGGACAGGAGTGTAGTAGCGGCTGACCTGAAAGATGTCTTTCGGATTCCGCAGGACGTGCATTTCTTCAAGAGCGTTCATGAGATTATTCCCAGGGCATGCCGTGGGACTTGCGTCCCGATGCCCGATGATCCGCTTGAAGTTGTACGTAGCGTCCAGGCGGTTAATCAGATCCTTGAGAGAGGCGAGCTGTTTCTTCGTCGGCTGTTCCAAGGTGAAGTCTCCAGCCAGAGAGATCGAAAGGGAGTTGTCGTTCACGTTCTGCTCGCCGACGCACTTTGTGAAGCCGAGCCCGCAGGACGTGTGCCCCGATCTATCTTTCACGCTCCGGGCCTGAAGCACCGTACCGTCCTTGCCAATCAAGAAGTGGTACGCAATGTGCCAACCACTCCCCGTCGCAGGATTGATGATCGTGCTTTGGTGATACCCCTTGTTTCTGTGGAGCCCTTCCACACGAGCAGATTGCGGAGCATCCCCAGGAATGTCGGTGTGGTGAATGACCAGGATATGCGGTTTCGTTGGCGTCTCTTTTGGGCGGACGCCATTCCCTATTTGAAAGAACCTTCTTCTTCCTCTACAGCCCGGAGTTGCTCTTCATCGAAAGAGAATTTCCAGTCCCGCAGAGTCTTTTCAGTTCTTTCCTTGTCGGCCTTCAGGGCATTGAACTCCGCTTCCGCTTGCCGGTAGCGAGGAAGCAGTTCTTGCAATTCGACTTCCGCAGCCTGGACGACGGCAGGACGGGGATCGAACGTGGCAATCTTGTAGGTGACGAAGACAGTCAGGCTAAGAAGAATGGAGCCGAGCACGGCCCCGCCGATGATGTTTGATTTGTTGAACATGTTTGTTTGGAAGCGGGCTTTCGCCCAGGAGCTAAAAGCGTTCATGAAGAACGGAAGGAACTAAAATAGATGAGTTTTGACCCAGGCTTTTGCCGTCCACCCAAGGAGCGGAAGAACAAAAGCACCGAGCCAGATTGCCCACACAGGGATTTGCCAGTCTCGCATGTTTGTTTTGGGAAGGAAGTAAAGTGGAAAGAGCGATATGCTCATTGTACCACGTTTCCATCCAAGGCGCAATACGGCAGTAATGTCAATAGGAGCCAAATGGAAGCCCCTGGCGTGGGAGTGGCGAACTTATTCCCCTTAAGAATAATTCTGTGACCAATTCCCGAAACGTGTATGAAGCAGCGATGATGTAACCACCCCCACGCGAGAGACTCTGACACACAGCATGAAACTGTGTACGGTGATGTCAAAGATCGACGACGAGAGGCAGGAAATACCAGCCTTGCGGGACTTTCACCTTGTGCACCGGGTGCGGCAAGGTCATTCCCCTAGAGCAATAGAAGCACCTCCGGCATTGTCCGCCCTTCCTTCGAGCAAAATCCACCCGCTTCATTTCCAGCTCCTCCCCGCACTCCTCGCAGAACTTCGAGAGCACATCTTCACACGCCTTGCAGCGGGAGCCTTGCTCTTCCGGAGCAACTTCCGGCTTGCCGCAGCCCCCGCACCAGCGATACCCCTGCTTGAGCTTGTGGAGCGAGGCCATGGTCTCCCGGAGGATGCGATTGTGCAGTGGTTCCATGGTTAGCGAGAGGGTACAGGAGCAACACCCCATACTCCGGGCCGGACACTTGTCCCCGCCTTCGCACTACAGCTTTCGCACCGCCTCGCTGTCCAGCCCTTTTTCTTGCAATAGGCCAATCGCTCGGCAGGAATCATCATTCCGCAGTCAATGCAATGCCCTGGCTTTCCTCGTTGGTTCTTAAACCATTCATGGACGGGAGGATCAATCACGGGTGCCGCAGTTGGTGAAGTCGATGCTCGCGTGAACTCCACCAGCGATCCTTCAAACCCATCGTAGATACAGGCATCGAGCCAGGTGATCTTGAGGTCAATCGCTTTTTCTTCTATGGGAGTGTAGAGGGAGGACATGGAACGTGGGGGAAGGACGTGACAAGCATATCTCAACTAACATCATAATGCAATAGTCTTGTCCAGGAAGAATGATTGCAATAAACAATAGTTCCTTTACTATGGGGCCATGCCCAAAGCAAAGCCCACCACCATCTACATGGACGACGAAGACCGCGAGCTAGCGGCCAAGCGAAAGCAGGAATACGGACAGCGGAGCTTTACCGGCCTTGTACGGCTGTGGCTCCGAATCCCTCCCAAGAAGCGATGATCACTCTCGACGAACTCCGGCAACTCACCGACGACCAGCTCATCGAAAAGCTGGCGGTGGACGTGATGGGGTGGCAGAACGTCTGGTGCATGAAGTGCCACAACACCGGCATGCACCTCGGAAAGTACCGCATGCCCTGTCGCGACTGTGCTTCATGGCGTGGACTCGGCCTGACGCTACCGCCGCGTCCCTGGAACCCCCTCACCGACTGGAACCACTGGAGAGAAGTAGAACTGAAGCTGATGGAGGATGAAACGCTTTGGCATGACTTTCTAAAAGCCCTTAGTGCAATAACAGGTGACATTACGCACCACATCGGCGTTTACATGGAAGCCGACCTCCCCACTCGCGTCTCCGCTCTTATTTCTGCCCACCAAGAACTTTATGGCAAGTAATCCTACTCCTGAATTCTGGCGGCTAGCTGGCATTGCCAAATGACCCCTTCTCCACAATCCGACGGCGTTCGAATTACCCACTACTACCAGGAAGGCGAGCTGTACCGCGTCGATGCCGAGGGTGTCCCGATCTGGGGGCAGACTCGACCGCCCATGCCGAAATGGATGTTCAAGGCGTTGCTGAAGGCCCTCTTTCGACCTACTAACCCCGACTCCGTTGAGCTTCCCCCTACCTACCATGCCTGAAAATGCCCTCGCCTTCGCCATTGCGATGTACGGCATGTCCCTCACATTTTGGGCTGTCGTCTTTCTCCATGAACGAGCATTCAGAAGGAATCCGGTTGTTGCCATAGCCGCTCTCGCTGTCGGCTCCCTGGTCTTCTACCTGGCTGCTTCCTGACCCCGACTCCACTGAGTTATGACCCCCAAGACCCCTCCTAGCGGCAAGACCAAGACCATGAAAGTAGTCATCTCAATGGACGGCCTCCGGCACAACCTCGCACGAAGCTACGTCGATCTTGTTGAAATGTTCAATGACATGTTCAAGCACGACCTCACCATCGACAAGAACGAGTTGGAGGAGAAGTTGCTCGCTCTAAGGCAGGGCATCGGTGTTTTGCATTGCGTGTACGACCCTGAAAGGGAACAGTTTTCCGATCTGTCGCATGAGACAGCACAAATGGATGTGATTCGCTTCGCCTCCACCAATGACTAACCCCCTCCCCACCGGCATGCAGGAGCCTCTTGGACAGCGAGAGAAGTTGCGACGAGACATTGAAAGAATGAGTAAGGGTGGCATTATCCATCAGCCCCACCGAAACATTGTGCTAGCCGAGTACATCCACCAGCTTGAGAAAGAGCATCGGGAAATGCGAATGTTCCTTGAAACGACCGACACATGCCTCGTTGAAAAGAACGCATTTCAGGTCTGCCAGTCCTGCATCGCTCGACGAAAGCACATTCTCTCCTCCCTCACCTGCAAGTCATGACCTCCTTCAACATCAACGTCGGCGAATACCCTCATGCGACTCTTGGAGAGCTCCGTGCCATTGACCGAATGCTGCACTCTCGCACGTCAAGTATCGAGTACGCGATTATCAAAAGAGAAGACGTACAGATCATTCACCAATACATTCTGCGGCTAGAAACGCTCCTCCCCTCTTCCGATGACTGAATACTTCCTCCTCGGTCTATGCTCTACCCAAAACCTCATCGACTACATCGCAGGAAAGTCCGAAAGCCCCTTCGACGCCTCACTCCGTTGCGACGTTCCCAGAAGCCCCTCAAACGCCTCACGCCCCTTCGCCGATCAACCAAGCCACTACGAAGGCAAAGTCTTCTCAGAGCCCGCTCCAAACCCCTCAAGCGAAGCTCTAGCGACCGGGCAGCGTTCGACAAGGAAGCCCTCGCCTCCATTTGGGGGGAATACCCGCAGTGCCTTATCAGCCCCAAGGAAGATGCCAACGACTTCCACCACACCCTTGGCCGCGGCTACATCCACGGATTCAATCGATCCCGTGCCGAGCGTAAAATCTTTGCCTCTGTATTCAATGCGTGCCCCATCTCCCGCAGGAACCACAACGGCTTTGCTTTCCTGAACGACCACCGCGTGCAGAAGTCGATCATCGAGGCCATCTACGACCGTGTGATGAAGGCCGTCACTCTCGGCCATTACGAGCTACAGCCCTACGACTTTGCTTTCCTCAGGTGGAGCAGGGAAAACGGCTTCTAAACGCGGTAGATCTTTCCGTGGAACTCGCACTCGTTCTTGATGATGAAGTGCGGCGTGCAGAAGAACTTACCGGTGGAGAAATTGATCCGAAGATCGAGGAACCCATTCGCCCAGTCCGGCTTGTCCCCGAACGGCAGGTATTCAATGTCGTCAATCGTCCGTAGGCACCCGCTCTCGTTCCAGCTTTGAAGTTGCCCGTGCATGATTTCCGTCCACGTCCCCATGCGGTGCGTGTGGCCTGATGTTCCCGAACCGAACCGCAGTAGGTTTGCCTTCGCCACCATCTTGTTCGTCTTCACCCCATGGATGAGGGTGAAAGACTCCGTGAGCCGCATGATGGGCCGGTGATCCATTTCGATTTTGAACCGCGGGAGCCCGAGCACGTCTTCCAGGTAGAGGCTTCGGTTCTTCCGCATCGTCTTCATCATTTGAGCCAGGGCCTCGCGGTTCGTCTCCGCAATCAGTTCCCACCGCACATCGTGGTTTCCTTTCCGCATGATTATCTTGCAGGTGGGCGCAGCGAGCCGCAGGGGCCTGAAAATCTCTGTCTGGATCATAAACAGCTCTTCGTCCAGCCCTACCTCTTCTTGAAATTCCCGCCCCCGCATCCGGATCTTCCTGTCATGCGAACTGATTTGCGAGAAGTCCGCGACATCCCCGTTCAGGATGATCATATCGGGACAGAAATCATCCACGACGTTCAGGAATAGCTTGTAGCAGCGGCGATCCAAGAACGGGCCATGCAAGTCGCTGGCAATGAGAATCTTCTGGTACCCGTCAACTCTTTTGTTCGATGGCACCATTCGCTTGGAGGTCATCCCGGAACATACGAAGGGCCATGTACCAGAATGCATCCTGAAGCTCCGCGGAGCTATGCTTGAGCCAGTTCTCCGTGAGGATCTTGTACACCGTCATGCAGCCGTGTTCCGCTCGCCCAGCCAAGAACTTCGCTTTGTAGTTCTCTGTCACCGTGCAGCTGAAATACTCATCAACCTCTTTCCTCACTGCTGTCTTGATGTCATTCTCATTGCACTCCGCGAAGCGGATCACTTCCTCACTGAGATCGAGAGAGAACATCGACCTTGGATGCTACGCGGCTTGAGTGTGGAGTCAATGTGGACAAGCGAGCGGGAGTGTGGATAACTCGCACTAGAGTTTTCCACAGGCAGAGCGAGTTACCAGGCTTTTCCACACATGTCTTCCACAGGTTGTACAACGAATGTGGAAAGGTGTCATCTTTCCTGTTCCTTATTTGTGTTCACTCGGAAGTGAGGTTATCGCAGGTTTCTCACCCTCCCGCAAGGAGCCTACTAAGACGGATTAAAGTAATAACTCTTACGAATTATATTCAGTAAATAGGAAATGTGGAAAAGTCTGATAATCTCTGGACATGTCACGCTTTCAGATCATCGCTATCCGCTTCCTCGCTTGGCTCTTGCGTCAGGAGCCACGAGGCGGTACCGTCCACACTCGTCATGACGAAGAGCAAAAAGGCTAAAGGCGAGAACAAAGTAGGGCGCCCGCTCAAATTTGAAACAGTCGAGGAACTTGAGACGGCCATCAACATGTATTTCAACAAATGCGACGAAGAGTACGACACCAGACGCTTTGCCCATGAAGCGATTGTGCAGAACGAGAAGGGCGAAGCGGTCTGCATGAACTGCGGACTCCCCGGATGGAGACGTGGGTGTCTCGTGGCCTCTGGCAAAAAGAAAGTGCGGGAGCCCTACACGATTACAGGGCTTGCTTTAGCCCTTCATACGACACGAGAAACACTGATGGATTACCAGGAGAAGGACGAATATTCTGACGCGGTTAAAGATGCGAAGGTGCGTTGCCACAACTACCTGGAGATCCACGGCCTCCATGGGGAAATGGCTCCTGCTAAAGCAATCTTCGCCCTTTCGAACTACGGTTGGAAGAACCCGCAACACATCGATCACACGACCGCGGGCAAAGAAATCCCCGCCGCTCAGAACCTCATCTACATGCCGGCCAAGAAAGCCGAGGGTGTAGAGTAGCCCCTATGGAACCTCTCGTCTGGACGCCTCATCCCAAACAGGCAGAAGCCCTTTCTCGGCAGGAATTCGAGGTACTTTTTGGCGGAGCCCGAGGGCCAGGCAAGACCGAAGCAGGGATCGTATGGATCGGTGAGCCCTACCAAGAACCCCGCTACCACGGCCTCGCCGTCCGCCGCAACTACGACGACATGGTGGACTGGATCGGCCGAGCCAAGATTCTCCTTGGCGTCCTGGGTGCTCGCTTCGTGTCGAACCCCGCTCAATTCATTTTCCCTTCGGGCGCCCACATCCGTGTCGGTCACCTGAAGGACGAGGATGCCTACCAGAAGTACCAGGGAGCAGAGCATCAACGTGTCCTGATCGAGGAACTCACGCAAATCCCGTCCGAAGAAAGCTACCTCAAACTCATCTCCTCCTGCCGCTCCACCGTCGATGGCTTGAAGCCGCAAGTCTTCTGCACGACGAACCCCGGAGGCCCTGGGCATCTCTGGGTCAAATCCCGCTTCGTGGACATCGGCCAGCCAGGCAAGCCCGTGTCGTTCGTCGATGAAGCAACCGGCCTCAAGAAGTGGCGGATCTTCATTAAGGCGCTCGTCGAGGACAACCCGACGCTGATGGAAAAAGACCCATCCTACGTCGCATGGCTCAACAGCCTTCCGGAAGACCTTCGCAAAGCGTGGCGAGAGGGATCATGGGACGTGTTCCAGGTGAAGGGCTCGTACTACGCCGACGAGATGACGCGAGCGAGAGGCGAAGGCCGAATCTGCTCTCTCCCCATCGAACCAAATCTCTTGACGCACACGACCTTCGATCTTGGGATCAACGATCAAATGGTCATTTGGTTTATCCAACTCATCGGCATGGAGATCCGCTGGATCGATCTTGAGGTTTTCGATAACAAAGGGCTCGACTACGCCGTCCAGCTTATGCACAGCAAGAAGTACAAGTTTGGAACGCATTACTTCCCGCACGACATCGCCGTCAAAGAGCACAACGGCCGCACTCGCATTGAGACGTTCATCCAGTTCTACCGATCGACCTTCAACGAAGAAACGCCGAACATCAAGATCGTTCCAAGAAGCAACCCCGCCGAACGCATCCAAGCAATGCGAATCCTCTTCCCTCGCTACCGGATTGACCAGACTCGTTGTGCATACGGCATCAATGCCTGGACGCAGTACCGCCGCGAATGGGACGAGATTAAGCAGGCGTACAAGGACATTCCCTACCACGACTGGGCCTCGCATCCCGCAGATTCTGGCGGCACCTTTGCCGAAGGTTTCGTGGATCGACTGCCCAGGCCAAAGGTCGAAGTGCCGAAGCCCCTCCGCCGCACAGGGGGCTGGCGTGCCCAAACAGGCATGGGGTAGAATCTCCCGCAGTGCGATACTTTCCACAACCCCTCTGGCAGTCATTCCGATTCAACTTCAGATTCAACAGCCCTCTTCGCATTGGCTGGCGTCGTTTTCTCACGATCATGCGTTGCGAGATCGGCTACCATCGCCCCATTGAAGTAGGACAAGAATTCCCCACACAAACGAGCCGACGCATTCGATGCTCATACTGTGCTTGTCTTCTTTCCGAGACCTATGCCACAAACCTCTGACGGAATCGAACGCGAAGACCTCCACGTCTTCCTCCCGCAGATCGTCGCGGACTGGAACGTCACCATCACGGGCGAGAAACCACTTACGAGCGACAAGCAACAGCAAATCACCCGCAAGCTCTCCGAGATGTTCGCCCGCTTCCTCGCTGAAAACAAAGAGGAATGGCATTCTCTTGGCCTCGTGTGGACATCCCACTACCTCACCGTGAGTCACCTTGAGAAGCACCACTACTAGGCGTACCCTTTCGCCCATGCCATCCAAAGAAGAAATCCAGCGACAGATTGATGAGAACGCCCACCGCATTCTTGCCGAACGCCAAGTGAGAGAAGTGAACCAAAAGCTCGCCCAGGCCAAGAAGCTGAGGCTCGAATACATGTTGCATCTCAATGACCTTGGACTCCATGAAGGTGTGCGGCTCGACTACACCCCTAAAGGCATGTTCCCACGGATCGAAGTAGGCCCGCTCACCCCCGAACAATCCGCCGAGGCCCGCACGAACATCGAAGACGCTCTCAGCCAACTCTCCAACACTTCGACCGACTCCGGTCTCATCACCGACTGATGCCCGCCTACAACTTCCGCTGCCCACTGGGGCACAGCAAGGAGCTGTCCTGCCCCTTCGGCCTCCGGCCCAAGACCATCCGCTGCAAATGTGGCAAACCCATGACCTACACGATCGCCTACCCCCGCGTGCAGTTCCGCGGCCCAGGCTTCACCACCGGAGGCTACGACTACATGGAGGAGGCGAGAACCGGCAGGAACTTCATGGAGGAGAAAGAGATTGAGAAGTACGAGAAGAACAAAGATGACCTGGACGTGGAGCTTGAACACATGGGTATTCATCCTTTTAAGCCCATTACCCGCCAAGCCAAATGATCTACACATTCGTCTGCGGAAACTGCGGTGAGCAACGCGACTGCCGCATGGAAGGAGCCGTGTTCGGCGAAACCATCGTCTGTATTTGCGGAAAGGAGATGCAGAAGCTCGCACCGTCACCGTTTCAAATGCAGCGTGCCGATCCCGGCATCGACGGAGCGATCCAGTTGCAGCCTCAATCGAAGGCCGAGTTGCAAGCGAAGAGACAGTAGGTATACTCCGGCGTGATAGGAGGATCGTGGTACCTCCATGCCGCAGCTACCCTTCCACGTCCAACCAGGCCAAGCAGGAAAGTCCACCTGGGCAGCCAAGCCACATCAATTAGAAGCGAAGAAGAACGATGAATTCGACATTCAGCAGATGGTCGATTATCGTTCAAAGTTCACGCCCGACTGGGAGAAAGCGGCGAAGGGTTGGAATCTCCTCGCCGAACCGATCGACGACCCGAACGTGAGCAACGTGCTCTTTCCGTTCGCCCGGATGATTTGCACAGCCAGCCTCACCGCCATGAGCAAAGGGCGCCCTGGCTTCGGCATTAGCCCTGGCAGCACGTCCGACTACCGCAAGGTCGATATGCTCTGGAAGCCGGCCATCGACGCCGTGATGAACGACAGCAATTTCGACAATCAGCAGGATTACTTTTTGACCGACTGGGAAGTGATGGGCAACGGCGTCTACGAAGTCTTCTCCCAAACGCCCCAGCGAACCGAACGCATCCCCAAAACCGATCCCAACGACGACGAGCCCGAATACGACGAGATTGTGAGGCCCGACTATCGACGACCCAAGCTCGGCGTTCGCTACCGCTCGCCCTACGAATGTGGAATGAATCCGTTCGCCCGCACCCCCGAAGAAGCTCCCTCGATCTTCTTCCACGATGCAATGAGCTGGGAGCAGTTCGTCCAGAACTATGCTCGAGTGAAGCTCCCCGATGGCAAGTACAAGTACAACCACACCGAATTCGTCTCACCAGGCAGGATTGTTGCAATCGGAAACGACGGTACGCTCGAATATCGGGAGAGCGATCACAAAGGTGTCATCGTTGTTTGCTACCAAAATGAGATTCAGGATGTGTATCGCCTCTATGCCAACGGTGTTTTAATCTTTGATAAACCACTCAAGAAGGATCGCAAGAAGAAGAAAGCTGGCCACAACGTCCTTGGCCGCACCTCACTCTGCTTCGGGGCCAACTGGCACCAGTACGACAGCAATCTCCGAACCCACGCTCTCTACGGCATGGGCCATCCCGCCCTCATCGACGCACTGAACGTGCTCTACCAGGCGTTCGGGAACATGACGGTCGATAATATGCGTCTTGCAAACACCGTCCCCGTCTCGTTTAAGTCCTTCTCCGGCGTTCCCGGAACGAACGAAGAGATCAACATCAAGGAAATGTACTCTGGCTACGTCTTCAAGAACGGTGGAGAGATACTTGCAACTCCCCTCGGCCAGGTGAGCCTCAGCAATTACAGCTGGTACAGAGAATTCCTGGAAGACTCGGCTATGTACCTGGGCCGATCGAACTTCAAGCAACTCGCCGGCGAGACATCATCGACCGCCTACGAACTCTTCCAGAAGGTACAGGCAAACGAAGAGGGCTTTGTCTTCCGATTGAACAATCTTGAGGACGGATGCTTTACGAAGATGGGCGAACTCCTGCTTGGCGGCGTCATGAGCGACCTCACCGTCGAAGACTACGAAAACCTGACCGAAGAAGACGTGGAGGAGATCGTGGGCAAGATCGCAGCAGGAGAAACATCGCCGGACGACTACGAGAACCTTCTGTCCACCGATTACACGAAGGAGCCACCCCGTAAGAAGATCCGGTTCATGATCCCCACCCCCGGAGCCGTGTACAAGGAGAAGCCCAACAAGGACGGGAAGTACGACCTCGAAAGCCTGGAAGAAGTAGAGAAGTACCGGGGAAAGCAGACCGGCAGCATCCCTGCCCGCGAGAAGTATGTTGAAAGTATTGAGTACGCAGAGCGAGGCGGCATTCCCAAAATCCGGGCAGAAGCCAAGCACATGCTCGGCGACAATCAGAACGTGAAGATGGCCAAGATCAAAATGCTCGCCGACTATGCCCGTGTTCGCGTGATGGAAGGGATGCAGATGCCGGAACTCGCCTCCGAATTCGACATGCAGAAACTCGACCTCGAAATGGTGCACGCTCTCGACCTGAAAGAGGACGACGTGATGCGAAAGACTGACCCCGTTGCAGAAATGAACGACGAGGTAGATGGTATCCTGGAACAAATCAGCAGCTTCCTTTCCAGCCGCCCAGATCTTACCCTCCCCAAAAATGGCATCCCGTCTCCGGAAATGGCTTCTTCAATGGCTCCAGGGCAGCCAGGACAGCCGTCTCTTGCCCCCACCCCTGACATTGAAGGATTTACGCCCTTCGGAAGCGGAGGAGTCGGCTCTCCGCAACCTGTCGCCCCTGGGCAGGTCAGGAATAAAGGCCCTCTGTGAAATTCACATGCGTCTCACAACCGACCCCCTGAAGCGTGAGGGCAAGTGGGAACTTGTCCAAGACCTCCTGAAGTTCACAGGCGTTCGCCCGCAACCCGAGCCCCCGAAACCCGCCGAAGAGAAAGCAACCATTCTGACCACCGTCTACCAAGTGCTCAGTGGCAAGTAGCATCACCATCCCAGCACAGGCATCACCCGCGGAGAAATGGATACTCTTCATCCTTCAGAAAACGGGCAGCATGAAGGCCACAGCCAAGGAATGCGGGCGAACGGTGCGTCGCATCCAGCAGGTGATACACAAATACAACATCGACGTTGTCAACGCATGAAGCGAAGAACATTTCGTTTGAGCTGTTCACGAACCAGCGGCGTGAGTGGATGATTCGCCCGTAGTTCCTTCACAGCTCCGGCGTACGTGCAAATTGTGAAGGCTGCGAGGTGCGGGCCTTTCCTCCTATTGGCTCGCAGCTCCGAGCCTTCACAAGGTTCACTATTTCTTCCCCCGCTTCAAATGTCTCAGCCCACTGCCACCGATGGCAACGCTTCCACGCAGACGGTCACAACCCCACCTGCAAACCCTGCAATCACGGCCGATTTGATCCCCACAATCTCCGCAGACCTGATCAAGTCCCACCCGACGGTCAAAGAGTTGGAAACGAAGCTCGCAGCCACCGAACAAGATGCCAAAACATGGAAAGGTCGCCTGGAAAAGGCCAACGAAAGCCTGAACCCTAAGGAGACCAAACCCGAGGAGAAAAAGACCGAACCCCAGTTCGTCACCCGTGAAGAATTGTGGGAACGCGACAACAGCAAGAAGATCATTCTTGCCGGCGACGACTACAAGCAGAACCTTACCCAAGGTATGAAGCCCGAAGTCGCCCTGGAATATGCACTCCTCAAGAAAGGCATCACCGCCCAGAACATCGGCGAGCACCTACGCCAGGCTGAGACCTCTTCAGCCCCCTCAACCGTTGACCGTTCCGGTTCAATCGACCAGAGAACGCCCGACCAGAAAGCCGCGGATGCCAAGATGGGCATCACTGCCGAAGATCGAGCGAAGTATGGTGAAAGAGCCAAGAACATGACGACGTACGTGCGGGGCTAATCTTCCCCCACCCGCCATGCGAGAACATCGCCTCCTCAATGCATACCACCTGAGCAAGGGGCCTGAATCGGTCTTCCGATTCCCGGCCACGAATGCGTCTACAGCCATCACGTCACGAGCCATCGTGAAACTCGCCTCCGGCAAAGTTGCCGACATGACGGATAACACCCGTCCGTTCGGCATTGCCCAAAAGGCGAAAGCGTCCAGCGACACCTCTACAGATGCCATCGCCATCGAAATCGTGAAGCGTGGCAGCGAGTACAAGGCAGAAGTCACGGCTGGCACCGTTGTTGCCACCGACGTTGGCTCTCTTGTTGACGTGGACTATGGCGGCAGCCGCCCGGACGGAATCAATCTCACCGAGGTTCGCAACGACATGGGCCTTGTCGGGGCCGACGTTGCCAACAACATCGGCTACGTCACCTTCCTCGCTCCCTACTACTGAACCCCCAGCCCTCTACTTCTGACTCCCCCCTTCCAGTATGCCCACCGTTCCCCATTCCGCATCCGGCCTTGATAACTTCGTCACGAACCTGCCGATCGTGATGCTCAAGGAGCTGGAGGTGAACCCGCCCGACATGGTGCGGAGCCTCTACGTTCCGAAGCCCTGGAATCCCGCAGAGGGAGACCGCGTGACCTTCGACAGCTACGCTCTGCCGACCTACGCCGAACGTGTCGGGGAGAACGAAAGCTACCCGATTGTTGGCATCACGGAAGGAGACTCCATGACCGTCAATCAGATTCAGTACGGCGTGAAGTTCGACTACACCGTCCGCATGGACAAGTTCGACAAGCTCCAGCTCGCCACCCGCGTCGCAGCCCGCATGTCCTCGATGCTCAACATGACCCTCGACCTGGAAATGACACACAAGGCCATCTCCGACGCCGAGGACACGACCTACACGCCTCGCAACCAGTCCGCTGCTGTAGGAGACCCATGGCTCACCGCCGACGACGTGGCGTTCGTTTCTACGACCCACACGGTCAACGCGACTCCGGCGCCCGGCAACAAGTCGAACAGCTACACGACCGCGTGTGCCTTCTCCCCCGACTCCATTACGGCGATCATGGCCCATGGCGACGCCAACTTCCTCAATGATGACGGCGTGCCCGTGAGCTGGAATCCGAACGAAACGTGGATCAACCAGCAACCGTACATGGTGAAGCGTGGACGCGAGATCTTCGGTAGCCAATTGACGCCGCTCTCCTCCAACAACGCTGTGAACGTCTTCGGCCCCAACAACGATTGGAACATGAAGCTCGTCGTCTTCAAGAAAGGACTCATCGGAGCCGACGGCAAGACCCGCCGCACAGGTACGACCGACCTCTACCGCTTCGGTCTCTACGACTCCGCCTTCCGTGAGAACCTCCAGGTGCAGATTGCCGGCGATCCGAAACTCCGCGTCCAATCTTCCAGCAACGACAACGCTCTCGCCTCCATTCTGTTCGATATGTTCGCGGCCTTCGTGTCGATCCGCTGGCAGGGCTACGTCCTCGCGTACTCGGGTGTTACACAGCCCGCGTAATTCCTTCCCCCCACGCCAATGGATAGCTCTTCTTACACTCGGCTGAACGCTCTGATGCTCGGGGGAAACACCCTGGCCACCATCGCAATGGTCGTTGCCAACCTGGCCAACAACTCCCAGCTCCTCCAGGGAGACCTCGCGTTTGAGACGACGGATAACGCAACCCCCGCCATCCAGCTCGTTGTGGACGGGAAGTTCCCCCAAGACGCCCTCAAATTCGAGGAAGACGGCGATGTTGAATCAGGATCGGGTGACATTCTGGCCAACACGTACCGCAACCAGGAATTCTGCACGGGATTCACAGGCGCTCTTCTCTGCCAACGTCTCGTGAAGCTCACATATTCGGGATCGAAGCCAGGCTACAACGCCGGCTCCTTCACATGCAGCTCATCGACCTGTGCTCTCATCCGAACCACCGTCATGAGCGAAAGCGGAGCGGATGCCCTGTACGTTGGATGGACGAATACGCCACTTACAACGTCTGGCGCCCAGATCATCAACAACAAGGCAACATTCAATGGTGGTCTGATGGTTGCCACGGGAGCTCACCTGATCCCTCCGGGAGCAACCGTGAAAGCGGTCTGGGCAAAGATCCACCCCGTCAATTCAGCAGACGCTTCTATTCACTTCGAATACCTCAAGTACCACGTTAAGTAATCCACTTTCCCCCTCGCTTTATGGCAACCGGACTCGGCATCAATCGCGACAGGCTCTTCGAACAGCGGCGTCTTCTGCCCTTCATCGCCCATCACAAGGCGTTCATCGAAGCTCGCCTAGCGGGCATGGCCGTCAATCCTGAAGAAGCTGCTCAGGAGAGCTACAAGAGCTTCATCAAGCACTACCTCTCCTTCGGCGTCGTTCTCAATGGCGTCAAAGATGAGCCGACGTGGGAGCGAGCACGCGACGAAGAGAAGCGAGCCGCAGGATGGGAAGAACATGACGGCATCCTGTTCCCGCCACAGGGCTCCGCCAAGCCCGACAAGAAGGGCAAAGACGAGGCCACCCCAAAGAAGGAGGAAGTGAAAGAAGAGGTTGTCAACGCCACACTCTCCAAGCCCGACAAGAAGGGCAAGAAGTAACCCCTCTAGCCCATGCTTCACGACTCTCGGCACACCTTCGCAACGGCAGTGAGCGGCGTCAAGACGGGAACCGTGGGGGATGCTGTCCAGGTTGTCACCGCGGACACCCCCTGCCGCATGATCCACATTCATGCGAAAGCAGGCAATGCCAGCAACGTCTCCATAGGTGATTCCAGCGCCGACGCATCGACGGGCCAAGGAAAGCTCCTCGCCAACGGCGAGCATTACGACTATCCGCTCAACAATCTCAACAAAGTCTATCTCGACATCCTCACGGCTGGCGACGGGATTGACTACATCTACTTCCGCGATTAACCATGGGTTCCGTTTCTTCGCCTCCGGCCATCCTACGGCGGGCAGTCACCGCGGCGGTCATTCTTCTGACAATCGCTGCCGTGTCCATCAATGCCTACGACAAGAAGGAAACTCCTACCGGAGAATCCGTCAATCGAAACATTCGTTGCGGCGGAACAGGAAGTGGAGGACAACGCTTTTGTTTCACCGAGACTGGCCAACTGCACCTCTCCGGCTCGATCACAGCTCAAGGCGTCACCCTTAGCTCAGGGGCAACCCTCACTCTTGCAGGAACGGACGCTCGTTACGTCAACACGTCTGGCGACACGATGACCGGCTCCCTCACAATCCGTGTGACCAACGGCGTCTACTCGACTCTGGGTCTGGAAGTTGAGAATACGTTGTCGGGTGCCATCATTCGTGCGAGCCAAACGCTGGCGTCTTCAGGGGCACTTACTTGGGAGGGGGCCGGCTCTGGCGCTTCGCTCTATGTCGGGGATGACTTTGACGGAGCAGGTCTTTCGGATTGTGATGGAGCGACAAGTGCTCTTCTGTGGGATGCAACGGCAAAGCGGTTCTCATGTGACACGACGGCGGGCACAGCCTATACCGCGGGACAGGGGCTAACCATCACCTCCACCGCATTCAGCGTCAATCCTTCGTTAACTGGGTCATCCCTTCGATTTACCACAATGTCGGGCCAGACATTAAATATCGGAGGCCATACGCTTCCTGCGGGTGTAACTACAAAACTTACAGGGACGACCTCTGGTAACATCATTCAAGGTACAACACTCTCCGGAACGCTCGTCAAGTACGACCAGGTCTCACCCCGAACCGTCAGCTTCCAAGCAGTTGGTTCAGGAACGGCCGTAGGTCTCGCCGTTGGCAAAGTCAGCTTCCTCGTCCCCCGGAATATGTCAGGGTACAACCTGGTCTACTTCCGAGCGGACGTGAACAAAACAGGAACCACGGGTACCCAAACAATGAACATGACCAATACCGCGAAGGCCAATCGCAGCTTCTTCACGACTGCTCCCACCATCGACTCTGCCGAGGCTTCTACGACCACCGCAGCCGCCCCCTGGGTCATCAACGCTGCCACGAGAGACGTGGGAGGTGGAGACTTGCTCCTCTTTAACATCACCGGGCTTCATACGACTCCCGCCCAAGGAACCACCGTAGAACTAGAGTTCCGTAAACCCTAATGAATGAAGCTCCTCAACCGATCACTGGCCTTTCTCTTGGTTCTCGCCGTTGGTGGGGCATCAGCTCAAACGCTCGTCCAGCCACAGTTTGAGCCAGACGGCTGGAACACGGAGACCCGGCAGAATTCTAATGGCTCGTTTACGACAAAGAACCACACGCAATGGGTCAATTTCCTTAATGCCCAAAAGGACTGGCGAAAGATCGACACACGGGTAGACTCCACACTTGATGGATATGAGGTCACAGATGCACCGTTTGTTTTCAAGGCCCCGCAACTGGCCGATGGCGACGCTTATTTCGAGTCTAATAATCGCTGGGATGTTCTGGCGAAGCGAGAAATCACCGCCGCTCCTATTGGCGTGTGGCTTCGCTCTCTGGATGCTGCTCCGGTTCTAGGCGTCCCTTACGACATGGGAGACGGTTACGAGAATGCCGTCCTCTATGCCAATGCCTTCCCCCAGTGGAATGCGGATTTGATCTACTACGTCCGACCGGGCGCCGCCCCAACTCTCCAGAAACTCGTTCGCTTCAACTCGTCCCCAGTCAAGGTGGACGCCCGCTTTTCTCTCCGCTTCACCGAGGAGCCAGATATTCTTCTCCCGAACAAGGCGAAATGGAATAAGGCAAAGCTGAAAGCCAAATCTTTTGCTTTCAAGAAGAAGAATACCGAGGAACGCCGAGGCATCGGCATGAAGCCCTATAAGATATGGGACAGCAACGCCGTGGAGCAAAAGAGCCAAGCAATCGACTCATCTCTTGAGGTTGCCGGGGCCGACTACATCCTCACCAAGCACATCCCCAGCTCCTTCTTCACGGGGGCCGTGTTCCCAGTCTTCACAGACGCAACGCTCTCCGTCAGTCCTGATGCCAATCCCGAGAGCCTCACGATGGACGCAGACATCGCAGCAGGAGCTTTTGCTGATTGGGCTGGAGCCTACAGTGACACCGACGGTGTTCCGACCTCCGACATATCGGACTCTGCCATTACTCTACGCCCTGCTACTCAGTGTGACGCGGGGCCAAACTATTATATCCGACGTGCTTTTCTTCTCTTTGACACGTCGTCCCTTGGAGCAACTGCCACGATAAGCTCTGCCATCTTCACGGCCTACAACATCGCGGCCCAGCGGGTTAATGGTGACAATGACGGAGTCGATTACATCTCTCTTGTGGGCAATTCCAATCCAGCGAGTAACACGTCTATCGCTGCCACCGACTATGATCAGACAGGAGCAACAGAAATGTCCGATACGCACATCGACATCACGAACCTTGGTAGTGATGGGACACAGACTTGGACAGTAAACGCCACGGGACTTACGAATATCAGCAAGACGGGCATTACGAAGTGGGCGATGCGTGAAGGGCACGACCAGACAAACGACGCCATTGCATGCAACCAGACGAACCAGGCTGGCTTTCGCTCGGCTGATGATACGAATGGCACCGACCCAACCCTTGAAGTCACCTACACCCTTCCCGCAGCATCCAACGACGTGATTCAGATCATCATCAGCTTCCTCTTCCCGCCCGCTTTCGCCCGCTAATGTGTCCCGCCGTGCCTACTCCTACTCCACCGGCGAAGACATCCAGACCGCTCTCCTGGAAGAAATTGGCGATGACGTAGATACGTCGATTGCAGCCCTTCAGGAGGACTCGCTTCGCCGCAGTATCAACCGCCTTCAGAGGCGTGTCGCTCAGCTTCCCTTCGCTGGCATCCACATCGGCCCCCTCTACATCCCCCCCACCGAGCGGCATTGGGACTTCTTGGAGGAGGAAAAGGAATACTCGATCCTGGACGACGACTCGCTCGCCGCGGCTCTTGCTGCGGGAGAGACAAGCAGCATCGCCCTCGCCACAGGCACCGGATGGGACACGTCGAGCGGCGCCTTCGTCACCTATGACGACGACGGAACGTGGGACTACATCACGTTCGCGACTCGCAGCGGCGTCACCCTCTCGACCCTCACAGATGTAGGGCTCGGCAATGCCAGCGGAGACGCCGCGGTCAAGCTCTACGCCCTTCCATCCAACTTCGACGAGGTTATTAAGATCAAGGTCGCAGGACTCGATTACACGGAAGTCGATTTCAATCCGTCTGCCCGGCAGTTTGCCATCATCAATCAATTCTTGTGGTTCATGAAGAATCACGGCGACTCAACCGCTCAACTTCTCTACCAGAAGAAAGTGACCGACCTCACGGAGATTGCCAGCAGCCTCTCGACCCCCGACCGCATGGACGATTTCTACATCGAAGCCCTGAAGGCCCGTGCCTTCCGTCTCAATGGGAATCCCGAGGCGGACGTGAACGATGCCTATCAGAACGCCCGCAACGCCCTTCTTGCGTTCCTGAACTTCTCGACGCATTCCAGCAACCGCCGCATTCGCACCGTCCGCGGCCCGATCCGATCCCCCACCAGCTAATGCCCTCTGGAAGCAACGCAAAGCCCGTAGGCACGCTTTCCCTCGCCGGGAGCTACATTCCCTCCGGCGAAAAGAAACGGGGCTTAGACGAGGTTTTTAGCGGAAACAATATCCGTTCCACTCTGGACGGCGGGCGCCACGATCGACCTGGCTACGAGGACACGGAGATTGATCTTTCAAGCTACAACCTCACAGCAGCCCGCGGCTTCTTCGGGGCCGAGTATCTCAAACGGCTTTGGATTGCGGGGGACGATGATACGAATGTCAATCTTCTCTTTGCCAATCCCGTCGATGACACGGTCATTGACACGGGCGTCAATTTGGCGACCGGATACAATGTGTTCTTCTGCGAAGTGGAAATGGACATCTTCTATGGAAATGGCCAGGACGTGATGGGCAGGATCGTCGTGGGGGAACTCAATGCTGCCGTATCTTCCGGAGGAGGCACCGTCACCCTCAAGGCCGGCCACACGAGCCGCTTCCCCGCAGCCGCCTCTGGAAGAATCGGCAACGACACATTTTCCTGGACAGGCAAGACGGCCACAACGCTCACCGGATGCACGGGCATCACCGACGACCACGTTGCCGATGAAGTTGTCACCTACGCCACAACACTTACTCCGACCTACGTCACCGCTCCCACGGTCATCGCCGAATGGTATGCGAGCCTCAATATCGGTGGGTACTCCGGAGCCCCCCGCGCGTGGGAATACTCCCGCACAGCGACGGCAGCGAACCCCGAACGCTACTACGATTTCTCCGTTGCGACCAATAACGAGCTTGTCGGACGCGGATCGAGCATCACCGGCATGCTCCCGACCAACGACTACTTCTATCTCTTCAAGGAGGACGGCATTTGGGCAGTGTCCCGGACAGGCGTCAGCTCGGGTGCCCGTCCTCCACTCCCATTTGCGTCCCATTACGGCATCTCCAATCCTTGGTGCGTGTGCGACATGGAGGGGGTTGCGGCTTTCCTTACGACCGGGGGACGACTGCTCCCGATTACAGTCATCACCGAGAACAACGGACAGAAGCTCTCGCTCGATGCCCAGTTCGACCGCCGCGTCCGTTCCTACCTTCGCACGATCGACAAGGATACTACGGCTCTGGCCAAGCGATGGACGTTCTACAATCCAGAAGATCAACTCTTGAAGGTCGGCGTCACCGTGGACGGCGTCCGCGAGATCCTCGTGTACGACGCACAGCTTGGCATCTACTATCCGCCCGACACGAACAAGGACTTTGACTTCATGGCTGCTTTGAACGGTAATAGCTACGGCTACAGCAGCGACGGCCAGAAAATCTACCTCGATGAGGTCGGACGCTTCGATGACACCGTTCCCGTCGATGGCGAATGGAAGACGGGCCGATTCGGTGGTGAATTCACCCGCAGTGCCTTCCGCTACCTCTACGCCCACGGCCGCATGACCGAAGGATCGAAGAAGACGTTCACAATCTTCATCAATGGCGAAGAGAAGTACAGCAAGGAATTGACTGATGCCTACATGAAAACCGCGTCCGAATCCCGTCCCGTCGGGTACGCAGGTGTTGGAACAGCAGGACTTTCCTATGGGGCCTCACTCGATGCCCAGGAATTCCAGTTCCCCATCGGAGCCTTCTCCCACGGCCAGGACATTCAACTCAAATGTTCTGGCGGCAGTGAAGACGGCGGCGACTTCGTTCAAGTCGATGGCTTCGCCTTCGGAGTCACCCCGCGTTCTAAAGTTCCTTTGACCCATGTATAGTTCTCCCATTCCCAACCCCTCTATGAATCGCCTGTACCGCCTCGGCCTTCTGCTCATCTTGCTCCTTGCCATGATGATTGGCACCCGAGCCCATGCAGCCACGTCCTACGAGACATGGAACATCCCGCCGACTCGCCTCAAGGTTCGGATCAACACGACGCAGACGACAGGTATCAAGCTCAACCCACCGAAACGAAACGGAGTCAACTTCACATGGCCCGCAGGGACAGGCGGAGTGCTTTTGCTTGAGCAGGGAACGCGGAGTGAACACATCTACTTCAGCAGTGCCACCGTCGATTCCAGCAAAGTTGTAACGCTCGGCGGGACGGTCATTCGAGACCTTTGCCCAAACAATCTCAGCTACATCGGGTGCGGGAACGGCCAAATCTTCACCCCAGGAGCAGCCGTCACCTACGCAATCGACATGCGGACTCTCAACCTCGCCGCCAAGAAGGATCGAGGGAACATCTTCACGAACTCCGGTTCGATTGTCTTCTCTGGCAGCGGAACCTTTCGAACGCCATTCTTTCTGACGAATGCCACCCGCGATCAGCAGATTCCCAGCCCGCAAGACGGCCAGATCATCTACCACAGTGGCACGGGAGCGTTCCAGGGGCGCATCGGAGGAGCATGGCTGAATCTCGGCACCACGAGCATCTCGAATGCTACTGACGCAGTGTCCGGAAAGGTGCAGATGACGACCCTCGATCACTTACAGAACGCCACGGGCACAGGAGCAACAGGGGCTCAAAACACGATTGGCACACGATGGGTCGTAAAGAACGGCTCAGGGACGGTTTCTAAGGGCCGCATCCCCCAACTCAATCACAACGGCGTCATTTCCACAACGCTCGGCGGAACTGGCACCGGAGGACTGCGGGGAATCGCTTCCGGAGCACTCCTCTTTGCATCCGGCACCGGAGCACTGAAGCCCATCTACCCAGGTGCGAATGGAAAGGTGCTCAGATCAAATGGAACCGTTTGGGGATCGGGAACCGACCAAGATTCCGGCGTTCTTCGAGACACGAGGATTGCGGCGGGCGGAACATTCGGGGCAAGCAATATCACCCGCATCAACATTGGAAGTGGAACGATGCTTTCTGGAAGTACGCTCGCAAATGGGGATGTAATCCATCTTGTTGGGCAGATCACTCAAAATGCGGCCGCAGGAGTTGGAAGTGGTGCGCTCTACCTTGGAGGAACGCTCATTTGGGGATCGAATGATGTTTCTCTAACAGGAACATCGACCTACGATTTCATGATTACCATACGGGATGCAGACAGCAGCGGAGGCATAAGCGTGAACGGCCTTTACAGTAGAAATGGAACATTTACGGCTGCAAACCAACAGACGACCGGCATCAACTTCACGAACAACCTCCGGCTTCAGTGGTCAGTGAAATTCACCCAAAGCGACGCAGGGAACTCCGCCCAGGAGAATACCTTCGTTCCAATCCTGATTAGACGCACCTACTAATGTCTCTCTTCCGCGAACACCGGCTCATCCACCTGCAAATCGACGACCTGCAAAGGCAGAGGGAGAAAGCTGGTCTCTCCGGGACGGTTCTCTCCTCGCCTCAAAGAAGGGTGCAGCAAGGCACCGAAACCTACTCGGCAATCAATCCACAGACGGGCAAGGCGGAAACCTACACTCGCGGCATCGCCACTCCCGTTGCTCAAGTTGCAGATCAACGCCAAATGGCCGAGCACCAAGAGGCCAGTACGCCCACACAATCGACGGGCTTCATGGCCCCGACCGCCCTCACAGGAAGCCCATACTCCTCCCCCGACCAGGTCTTCGACAAAGCGAAGCAGGAGTACATGGAGAATGGATCGGTCTCTCCCGAAACGACCGCATATCTTTCCAAACTCGGTTTCACGAGCGATGACCTCACCTTCAATAACACAACCGGCGTCAGCGACAGCTCCATGGATGATCGGATCAAGCAACTTCAGAAGTACCTTGCCTCCCCGCAGAACACGGGCCAGTTAACGAGCGAGGACGACGTGTCGAAGACGTACCAACGCAACTCCTCAGAGAGTCAGCAACGGGCCGCTGCCGCGGCCGAACTCAAGTCCCTGCTCGACATCCAGAAGATGCAGCCCGGAGCTATCCCCACAGCTTCCACGCTGCCCGCCACAACGCCGACCACTCCTTCCGGAACTCCCAGGGGCCAGCCAGGCACCATGACTACACCAGCCGCTCCACAGCCGACCGTCATGGACGCAGCTCTCGACGCGATCATGGCGGGCCTCCCGCAGCAGTATCAAAGCTTAGGCCCAGCCCTCAAGAGCCTCCTTGCCCAAGGAAACCAAGGAATCGCAGAGCAAGTCGGGCTTGCCGGGCAATCCGTCAATGCAGCGAACGCCTCCTACGCCAGTTCAGCGGGAATTCTCAATAAACTCGCAACGCAGATCACAGGCACGAAGAACGACATGAAGGCCGTCCTGGACACCGTCAAAGCTTCCCAGGAGCAAGCTCTTCTCGCTGAGAAGAAAGCCGTCGAAGACCGCAACACATGGGACGTGCAGAAGCGGGAACGCGAACTTCGCTCGAAGCAGCAAAAGGACATCGAAGGCAAAATCACCGAACTCGGTTTCAAGGGTGGATTCGGCTCTGGCAAAGGCATTCAGGACATCCGCGACGCCGAGGTTCAATGGGAGCAAGCCATCACTGACCTTCAGATGGAGGCAGGTGTCCAACGAACCGAACTCGCCGCGAAATTCACCGGAATGTGGAACAAGATCCAGGAAGACTACGCCAGCGGCATGGCAAGCAAGCTAAAGACCTGGAAGCAGGAGATGAATACGCTTGCTCTGAAGGGCATCGACATCACAGACAAGAGGGATGAGAGGGTGCAGAAGGCCAACGAAGCCCTCGTCACGAACGTCAGCAAGATTAGAGGCGACACCAGCAAGGGCTTTATGGACGGTGTGAAGGAAATGCGGGACATCGCGAGCGATGAGCGAACATTCAATGCCCAGGAGGACAAGTGGCAGGAGCAAATCCGCCAGCACAATGAGGACGTGCAACTTCGGCGGGAAGAATTCACCATCCGTCTTGCGGAGAAGGCCGATACCGCCCTCGATCGAGCGGACACCAAGGAACGAGATCTTTCCAACAAGAAGGTCGAAGCAATTACCAAGTTGATCGATCAAGACGACGCAATCAAGCTCTTCCTTCAGGCCCGCACTGTCCACGACACGCTCACCACCGCCTTCGCCGACAAAGGCAATCCCTTCCGCGATCGTGCGATGGCCAAAGCCTACGAGAAACTCATTGAACCAAACTCCGTCGTCATGCCCGGTGAGTACACCGACATCGCCGCCAACGTGCCACTCGCGAGCAAGATCCAAGGAAAACTCGCCCGTGTGCTCTCCGGAGGCTTGGCATGGACGGAAGACGAACGCGAAGCTCTCAAGCAGATCGGGGACAGCCTCTTCACGTCCTACCAAAGGCACTACAACGAAAGCTCTCAGAAATTCATGTCGCAAATGGAGTATCACAACAGCACGATTACGAATCCGTCCTACCACCTTTCTCCCAGCTTTTTCGGCCTCCCCGAATCCATGACCTCGAATCAGCGTTCGGGCTTAGAAGGAATGGCCCTGCCCGGTCTTTTCCCCACCGGCCCTGCAACACCCGGAGGCGGAGGGGACGCTGATTCCATCGGTCACGACCTTCTGTCCTTCGGGCGCCTGACCCAAGGGTTCGACACCGCCATCGACACATCCATCTATCCGGCCTCCGTCGTCAAAGCCTGGAAGGGCCAGCATCGAGGCATCGACATCGCCATGCCGGAAGGCACCCGCGTACCGTCGTTCGTGTCAGGCAGGGTCATTCAAC